AGAATCAAACTAGATCATCTAAAAACATTTGAGCCATTAACTGAGAATCAAAAATTATTTTTTGATGCATATAAAAGAGGAGACTATTTCGTAGCACTACATGGTGTTGCAGGTACAGGTAAAACATTCTGTGCATTGTATAAAGCACTCGAAGAAGTTTTGGATAAAGGAAATCCATTCAAGAAAGTTATTATTGTCCGTTCAGCCGTACAAGGTCGTGAAGTTGGTCATTTACCCGGTGACATTTCAGAGAAGATGGAAATCTATCAACAACCATATCGACAAATTTGTGAAACATTATTTGGTCGTAAAGATGGATGGGATAGACTTGAAGAACAAGGTTACGTGGAGTTTATCTCCACATCATTCATTCGTGGTATGTCATTTGATGATGCAATCATTATTGTTGATGAAATGCAGAACATGACATTTGAAGAGATTGATACTGTGATGACCCGTGTTGGTTATCGTTCAAAGATTATCTGGTGTGGTGACTATCGCCAGACAGACTTGAACAAGAAAAAGAATGACGTATCAGGTATTCTCAAGTTCTTTGATGTAGCATATCACATGAAAGCATTTACTAAGATTGAATTCGAAGTGGATGATATTGTGAGAAGTAGCTTAGTCAAAGATTATATTATTGCTAAACTTAAATATGAGGATTCAGAATGAGTACAGAAGAGGATAAACTGAAACATAGCAAACGAATCCATGCTAAAGAAACTGCCGTTAAAAAGCAGACTAAGATTGCAAAAGCAAATGGCATTGATGTAAAAGAACCTCATAAGTTTGCAAAACTTCATGCAACAAATTGTGGACAACCAGGGTGTCCTTTGTGTGCAAATCCACGAAAAGTTTGGAAGGAAGAAACTATCCAAGAAAAACGATTCAAACAAGATAAAGTAGAAATTGAATAATGTTCATTCATTGCCCACCAATGGTTCTTCCGGACCTAAAATCGGAAACACACTCTGACGGTAAGCGTTACTACACATCTCCAAGCGGTAAGCGTTTACCTTCTGTGACAACTGTTGTTGGTGCAATGAAGAAACAGGCTATCATGGAATGGAGAAATCGTGTTGGTGAAGTAGAAGCCAACCGAATCTCCAAACTTGCCACTGGTCGTGGTAATCGTGTGCATGACCTTGCAGAACGATATCTAAAGAATGAAAAGATTGATTGGGTGCGGGAGATGCCGGATTCGGTAGAAATGTTCCGCACTTTAATTCCTTATCTCCAGAAAATAAATAATATACATTATATTGAACAGGCACTCTGGTCAGAACAAATCGGTATGGCTGGTCGTGTTGACTTGATTGCTGAATGGGATGGTGTTCTATCGGTTATTGACTTCAAAACTTCAAAGAAGATTAAGAAGGCGGAAGACATTCAAGACTATTTTGCACAATGTACAGCATATTCTGGTATGTACGAGGAACATGTAGGTGTGCCGATTGACCAGATTGTGATTGTTATGGCTGTTGAGAATGAAAAGCCTCTGATTTTCATTGAGAAAACTGGAGATCATATAAATACCTTATTGGAACACATAGAGTTCTATTTAAACAATAAATGAGGATATACTAAATGGCTACGACATTTACTTGGTCAATTGACCAGATGAGCACTATACAAGAGCCGCAACCAAATTACGTTGTTGAGGTCTGCTGGACATTAATGGCTGATGATGGAAATTATGTTGCGAGTGTTTCGAGTAGACATGTACTTCCAAACACCGAATCAACATTTGTTCCTTATGAAGAATTGACGGAAGAAACAGTTTTTAATTGGATACAAAATGCATTAGGTGTTGACGGTGTTAATAGTGCAAAAGCACAAGTGCAAGGATATATTGATAAACAAATTAATCCACCTACAGTCGTTCCTTCAGTTACACCACTGCCTTGGGTTCAGGAATAAAAAATGGCATTAGTCACAACCGGAGAAATTAGTATTGGTGGTAATGCCACCTCTGGAGGAAGAAATCGTTCGATTAACATCGAATTGGGTCGTGCCGCTGGTGCAACAAGTAATTTGAATGAAACTGCACTCAGAACACTTGCTGGTGTTTCTTCTGGTGCTATTAGCTTAGCCAACTTCTATGATAAATCCAACATCACATTTTCTTTAGCATCATTAATTGACATTGTTGGGACAGCCAATCCGGGTGATACTGCTTTTGCTGAACATAGATTTGAGACTAATGGAACAATGACATACGGTACTAACTCTACGTTTAGTACATCGATGGGTAACTGGGCATCACCTACCACTACTGGGATTGGTTCAAGTTATTGGATTAGATATACTCAAACTTCTAGTGGTGGTGTATCTACTGAAACTGGCTCATCAAGAGGTGTTTGGCATCAACTGTCATCACAGAGAATTTTTGGCCTTTCAAAAGTGAATAATGGTTTCGCTTTCCGTATATACACTGTTGAAATTTCTTCCGATAGCGGCGGCTCTACTATTGTTGCAAGCAAAACAGGCGTGCGGATAGACGTTGAAATTGTTTTCTAATAAAGTGGCAACAATTACAATATTTAAAAATAACACTTGACATTCTCCTTAGGAAAGGATATAATATGTCTATGAAATCAAAAATTTTAGGTATAACCTTACTTTTAGTTGCCGGTTCTGCATCGGCACAACATTGGCAACATCATCATTGGCATAACCATTACAGACACCATGGATATATTCACGGTGGTGGAAATGGTAACTGGGTAGCACCTTTGATTATTGGTGGTGTTGTCGGAGCCGCCATTGCAAATAGCAGACAAACAGAAACGGTTGTTATACAACAACCTTCTGTAATACTACGAAATCCTCCAGTCTATGTAGAGCGCCAGCCGGTCTGTACAGAGTGGAAGGAAATCCAAACAGCCGATGGAACAATCTATCGGGAAAGAACTTGCACACAATAACGTGTGCATGTAATGATAGTAAACTTGGTATAAGAAAAGTATTCTGGACGGCGGGGCAGTACCGCCCTCGTCCACCATAATTGCATAATTTAATTTTTGAAGTGCAATTATGATGGGCGAGAAATAGTTTCGACAGGGTAACAAGTACGATATTCGGCTATCCGTCAGAGTTGACGTAAACACTAAAATAAAGTAACTGCAAACGACAGTGAATATCGCCTAGCCGCTTGAGGCTAAGCTGAGGTTTTGCCGGATGTCCTTATTATCCAATCATCCGGCTATCAGAAAGGAAAACATGAAAAGTAAACCAATACTTTTAAGCATGGTATTTTCCACAGTCATCATATTTCTTTCGTTGGTGGATATAAATCTTTATAAACTACCATTCAAAGCGAGTTTCGAATCTCTAGATAAAGAGACACAAAAGCAAGTCACTTGCCTCGCAGATAACATGTATTTTGAAGCCGCACATGAGCCACTAGCTGGCAAGAAGGCCGTTGCTTTCGTTACAATTAATAGGCTTCAAACAGGGAATTATGCAAATGACATTTGTGGAGTGGTATATCAAAAAACCGGCGGCACTTGCCAGTTCTCATGGTATTGTGAAAAGAATATTACCGATAAACGGTTGACAATACGCAATACTTCATTGTATAATGAGATTCGTCAGTTAGCAGTTAACATGGTCATCAACTACGAACATTATAAAGATGTTACAGATGGTGCAACATATTATCACGCAGACTACGTTAATCCTCAATGGAAACTAGAAAAGGTAGATCAAATTGGAAGACACATCTTTTACAGAAGTAGAAAAGACGAAATTAATCGAAACAAAGGAATCTTATAAAATGAGCAAAGAATTCACTACACTCATGGTTTGTATCACACTTGTGGCATGTTCATGTATTGCCGGAGTTACAATCTACAATATCAATGACCGTAATAACATGGCCAAGAATATTGAATCAGCCATTCAAAAAGGTATCGATCCAATCTCTGTGAAGTGTGCATACGAAACAAATGCAAATGCCGTGTGTATTGCATATTCGATGGGTAAGAAATAATGGCAACAAAAGAAGAACAAAGAGTCTTCTCCGCTATCATTGACGATATGGTGAAAACAAAGCGAATCGGTTACATGGAAGCTGTTCTACTTCATTGCGAAGAGACAGGTTTCGAAGTTGAACTAGCCGCTACTTTGCTGACAACACCAATCAAATCTAAGATCAATGATGAAGCACAAGCCGGTAATATGATTAAGAAAGTGAATAAGCTACCGATATGAACGAAGCTGGTGGTTATGATGCGTTTGCGTTGTTTCATGGATTAAAACTCCATTTTACAACAAATTATGATTATGTGAAATACCATGGTAAAATCTCCATCGGTAAAGATGCATTCATGCTACGAAAAGATAAGTTTCATTTCTACAAACTTTCTCGTAAATACAAGAAAGATGAATTGTTCGGTTTCTATATTGCCAATCTCCTGCACAATCCAAAATGTTGGGCAGGTGATTTAATGATGGAAGATGCCGAATCGGAGTACAAAGTTTGGCTCAAAACACAACAATCACTCTCATATCTCTTTGAACAGGACTTGTCTACCGCATTTGATTCGGTAAACAATCCAGAAGAACTGTTGAAAGTGGTTGACGGGCAGTACCCGTTGTTGTATAATTTATACTTACATGATAAAGTGAAAAAGGAAACAATACTCATTCTCAATGACTTTATGAATTTTATGCCTATGTGGAAAAAGAAAGTTGAAGATGATATATTGTTTCCAGACTTCACTCAAAGTTGTGAAAAGTACAAACCGTTCTTTTCATATGATGAACAAAAAATGAAAAAGATTCTAAAGGACAAAATATGTCAATTAGCATGATTTATGTTGATATGGATGGTGTGATTGCTGATTTCTCGAAGCGATACAAAGAGAAATTCAAAGTGACACCAGAAGAAACCCGAAACAATAAAGAGTTTGGTGGTTTCTTTAAAAAGTTTATTGATGATAAAGAATTTCAAACCCTCGATATGATGGGTGACACCTTTATACTATTGGGATTTCTGGATAAATTGCCAATTGAAAAACAAATTCTATCGTCAACTGCACGACCTGATAGCCATGATGCAATTGCACCACAAAAACAAAAGTGGCTCGACACTCGCCGAATTAACTACAAAGCAAACTTTGTTCCAGGTAAATCTCTGAAATACAAATTTGCTACACCTGATTCTATAATCATTGATGACACTAAATCTGTTATTGATGATTGGAATAAAGCCGGTGGTATTGGCATTCTTCACACGGATGCCATCTCTACCATCGCTATGCTGAAGATGTATATATGAAATCGCCTATATACTCCATACATTATGAAATATGTGGACAAATCAATATACATTTAATACAACGTTATACAAGGAAAATACTATGTCTTCATTCGCAAATCTAAAGCGCAACTCTGGCAATCTCGACAAACTGGCTAAAGCCATCGAACAGTTGAATTCTGCCGAAACTCCCTCAAAAGAAGATCATTTCTGGAAACCAGAAGTTGACAAAGCCGGTAACGGTTATGCTGTCATTCGTTTCCTGCCACAACCATCGGTTGACGGTGATGATGCACTCCCATGGGTGAAAGTTTTCAATCACGGCTTCCAGGGTCCTGGTGGTTGGTACATTGAAAACTCTTTGACCACACTCGGTCAAAAAGATCCAGTTTCTGAATACAACTCACAGTTGTGGAATTCTGGCATCGAAGCAAACAAAGAAGTCGCACGTAAACAAAAACGCCGCCTCTCTTATATCGCCAACGTTTATATTGTGGAAGATTCTAAGAACCCACAAAATGAAGGTAAAGTGTTCCTTTACAAGTTTGGTAAGAAAATCTTTGACAAGATCAACGAAGCAATGAACCCTCAGTTTGAGGATGAAAAAGCAGTTAACCCATTTGACCTATGGGAAGGCGCTAACTTCAAGTTGAAGATTCGTAAAGTTGAAGGTTATCAGAACTATGACAAGTCTGAATTTGAGTCACCATCCGCATTATTGAATGATGATGACAAACTTGAAGCAATCTGGAAGAAAGAGTATTCCCTCAAAGAGTTCCTTGCACCAGAAAACTTCAAGACATATGATGAATTGAAAGCCCGTTTGGACAAAGTTCTTGGTGTTGATGGTTCTGCACCTGCACCACGTACTACAGTCGAACAGGCTAAAGCAATGCCACGTAAACCTGCGCCAGCAGAAGATTCAGGTATTGCCGAAGATGATGATGACTTGGCTTACTTCAGCAAACTGGCTGAAGACTGATAAAAAGGACCGAAAGGTCCTTTTTTTATACCTGTGCTTTTGCTCTCTTTAAAACCAAATCGAGAATCGGTGTATCATCACGTGTTGTGGCAGTAGAAGTTACAGTTTGGTCTGGTACAGAGGTAGACGAACTATTGACTGATACAGAAGGTGCAGAAGAACCACCAGCAGTCAAGGTTGATTGCATATTCAAATCATTGTTCTCTTGTATCTTACCAACAACAGCAGAAGAAGCCGGCATTTCTGGAATAGGAGTAGTGGTTGGTGTTTGCAAATCCAATCTTCTAGGATCAGTAGCCGCTGACTCCACAGAACCACGGCCAGCGCCAGCAGTTGATGAATTTAATAAATTGAGTCTTTTGCCTGTTTCTGGATCATAATAGGGACCAAATTCTCTATCCCAGAACTGTTCTTTTGATTTTTTTGCCGAGCCATTTCCTGCATAAATGGCTCTCGGTGCAACAAAGGGTGCCATATCTTGCATAGCATCACGTTTTGCAGGTTGTGCAATAATATCTTTTTCGATTTCACGTAATTTATCTACACCTCCTGCGGCTAAAATTTCTGCGTTATCACCTCTGGCTAATATTTCAGTTGCACGTTTTGGTGCGTTTTCAATGATATCACGTAACGCTTTTTCACCACCAGGAAATTTATCAATAGCTTTTTGATTACCATTTAATAATATGTTTGCCGCTTCTGTCGGTCCTATTATTTTCATATCCGCAACATTTTCCCTGAAATAATCTTTTAATTTTTCTCCAAGCCACATTATAGCGGCACCACCAGCAATGGCGGCAAATAGACCGATAGTGAAAGGATTGAGTAAAAACCTACCTAAACTTAATAATTTTGTGGCGGCGTTACCTCCTAAAGTAGACATAAGTATTTTCAAATCACCTAACCACTCTAATGATTTTTTAAAACCATCAATTAATCCATTTACAACAGTAAGAACACCGCTTACGGCAGTGCTTATCATTGACTTAATAGTGTCCATAAGTCCAGAAAGAAAACCCTCACCTTCTTCTTTTTTTACTATTGTTGTTGTACCACCACTCAATGAAGTGTAATCTTTTAAAACCTTTAAAAATTGATCGTGTCTACGTTGTTCTTCAGATTGTTTTTCTTCTTCAAATGACATACTGATTTGTTTTCTTTTGAGATCATCTTCACGGTTCTTTTGCATGAATGATAACATCTTATTGAGAACTTCAATAGCAGAACCACCAAAACCTTCAGATGGTACTTGACCGACAGAAGGCATTTTTGTATAAGATGAAGATTTATTTTTATCACCAGCAAAATAATTAATGTCTGATTGTGAACGACCAGTAATTCTGCCGAGAATAGCAGGAGCAAGTTTACCACCACCTGTCATTGCACGTGCAATGTTCATTGGATCAAACTTCTCTTTGATACCAGTGCCTTTTGCTTTGAGTTTATCCGAGATTGCACCTTTGATGGATGAACCAACAGAACCGCCAGATGTGATTCTATCAGTTATCAATGATGAAAGAGATTTACCTCTGATGTTGCTTGCTATTCTGTAGTCCATTTTGTTATCTCATTGTTGGGTTAAGTTCTTCTTTGGGTGCGACTCTATGTATATTTGTTTTTGCTTTTGTTGTATTATTATTTTGAAAAATCACTGGAGAACCACCGGCGGAACCTTGTGACATATCTTTTCTCATGTCGGTATTTTCTTTAGATGTTGTATTAGCTTTCTCACCAACAGAATTTGCTTCAGAATGTGGAGTCAATCCACCCTTTTTTTCTAAACGACCTTGCAATGTTTTTTCAAATTCGATTGCCCTTAACTTATATAACTCTTGATTGTTACCAACAGCATAACCAGAATCAATCATTACCTGAGCAACAGTTTTATCTTCTCCTCTATTAATAGAGTTAAACACTGCGGCCGCACCACCGGCACCAATATAGTGTGCCATATACTCATAACCAGGAGTAATTGGAACTCCTAATCTTTTTAATGTGGCAACATCTTGCGCTCTTAAAGCATTTTGTAATTCGTCCTGTAGGGTCTCATTGAACAGTGAACTCATGGGTTTTTTAAGTTGTTGCACCAGACCAGGTACAAATTCACCTTTTTTGTTTTTTCTTCCAAATAATGTTGAGGGCATAAATTGATACTTGCCAACTGCACCTGCACCTGCACCATTTTGTGAACGATATTCACCGAAAGCCTTAACTTCACTTAAAGTCATTTCAGTTAATTTTTTACCTGAAAACTCTTCTGGTGTTTTTAGATTTAGTGGTTTACCTGTTTTTGGATCTTTGGCTCTGTTAACCATTTTACCTGTTTTTTTGTCTAATGAGTCACCGTAAGACACATCATAATTTCCACCAGATTCTGCACCACCAATTGCCGAATTCATGGTGGCCATACCAGCAACTCCAACACCAACTTTAGCCGCAGTTTTAGCGGCTTCTGTTGCGGCAGGTTTAACCATAGGTAGCTTTGGTGTTGTTATAGGTGGTGCAGGAGCCGCTGTAGGTGCCGGAGGTGCAGTTTCAACAGGCTTTACTGTTGGTGGTGCTTCCGTTTTCGGTTGTGTTTTTGGTGCCTCAGCTTTTGATGGAGGGGCTTCAGTCTTAGCAGGTGTTGCTTCAGTCTTAGGCTCAGTTTTAGCTGGCTTAGTTTCCTTTTTCGTTTCAGCTTTTTCCCGAGCAGGACGTTTCTTTGCTTCTTTAGCCATATGTTTCATGGCTTTGCGTCTGACTTTCGTAGCCTCGATAAACACATCCATAACCTCTTTGTGTCTATCTTCACGCATATTCTCATTCATTTCTTTGAATGAATCGAGTGTATCTTGTTCTTGCATATCATCAGTTCTAGACTTCTCCATGAACGATAGCATTTTTTCCAAAACTCTTGTTGCTTTTTGTGAACCACCAGATGACATACTGGGTGGAGTATAGTTATTAAAGTAACTAGATTCTCTTCTAGGTGTGTACTCTTTTTTACCCGAAAAGTATTTTATGTCGCTTTTATTGCGACCAAGGAGTCTTCCAAGAATTGCTGGTGCAATATTGCTTCCACCAGTTAGTACTTTTGCGATATTAAGTGGATCAAATTTTTCTTTCAAACCCATTGAACGGGCTTTTGATCTATCAGAAAGAGCAGAACGTGTGGAAGAAAAGGTGTCCTGACCAGAAGTCAGTTTGTCTGTCATTAAATCTGCGAAGCCTTTTTTTCTTATTTTGGCTGCCTGTGCATAATTCATGTTACCAGACTGTTCAAGTATTTTTCGCTGTAATGGCACCAATACAGACTCCGCATAGCCAGGTTGTGTGGCCAACTTCATCCGTTGTGCATCCAACTTCATTTGACTGAGTTGTTTACCAAGACTCTTTACTTGTTCCAGTTGACTCTTAGTTAAGTCGTCTCCACCATTAGCCAAGATAGATTCAATATCATTATTATCCAAATAATTTTGGAACGTATATGCATCCATCTTTTTCATCTAATTTTTCTCTCGTTCTGTTTCTGTTTTAGTTTCTGATTCTCTTCCTCAATATATTGTATCAACATTGAGACATATATGTCTCTTTCCCACGGTATCATATTCTCAAGTTCCGTTAGGGA